CTGTGAGGATCGATGCTGCCAAAGAGGCATCAAGGGCGCTTGTTAGATCAGCCAATATGCCAGACACAAAACAGGAGGGGGACACTACGCTGTACCCCTTTGAGTTTGATCGTGTTGCGGTTATCTCGTATGCGGGAAGCAAGAATCACGGGCCTAATGTTTACACACACGTTGACCTAACCCCAACTGAAGAGTCAGCTATAAGCGGGGTTAACGACATAGAGGTTTCTGAAGAGTGCGGAGGCAAGAGTGCAAGCCTTAGTACATGTGCCACAGGGATAGGTGGTGGGCTAGAATCTGCCTACGAACTCCTTAAAGAAAAAGCGCGAGGAGGGAAGAGGCGTGTAATAGTTGTAATGACGGACGGGGTTGAGAATGTTTGTGACCCAGCACCAGAGACCGTTGCCGCAACGATCAAGGCTAATGTTGCTAAGACTGTATCTGGCATTACAGAGTCAGGCGGGACAGCCACGGCAACAACTTCTGCTAATCATGGGTTTACAAGCGGCGATTTAATAACCATTAACGGAGCTACTGGTTCTAATGCAGCAAAGTATAATAGCGCCCATACGGTTACGGTAACGGGAGTCACCACGTTTACGTTTGCGGTAACAAGTGGAACTGGCGCTGCTGCCGGGACAATCAAGGCAGAGAATCGAGCAGCAGGGACAATCATTGTTGTTGTCGGATTTAATATTCTTGGAACCAAGCAGATTTATGATTGTTCTAACACTTCAAGTAAATCTATAGATGCTTATCTGGGTACGGACATAGCTAGTTGCAATCTGTACTATAAGGCAGATGACGTTGGGGAGCTTGTTAATGTGTTTAGCAAGATACACAAAATAATTTGCGACAACAACGCTACTGGTTCTCCGTGTGAATATATCGCAGCGCCAACTGCTACACCAACCGTTAACCCGTGCCTACAGGACAGGTACAACTACCACGGCTTTAACAACTGGGACGTTTTTAAAGGCAGAGTTGATTTAATGGGTAACGATATATGGGACTCATTGCAGCCGGGTAACGGGCAGTACGTTGGGTTAATTGGTATGCGCGGCGATCTGCCTGTCTCCAAAGGTCTGGCGGTTCCTGTAGCTGAAACAAATTGCCAGCGTTACTATGCTCCTTTTGATGAATACTTCGGGGGGATACAGACATCAAAGCAATACCAGCTAGAGCCGGGGAGCTACAGGCTAACCGTTCATTTAGCGGGGAATCTGGAGGTTACGTTTCCAGATTTGGGTGACGATTTAAACAGTTCTGTCAGGGTGTCAGTCGGCGGCAAAGTAGCTGGCAATCTAGTCCGTGGCATTTTTGCCAATGATGTTGACGTAAGCGGTACAGTTTCGTGGGGGTTTAAAAACGGGAAGCCGAGGCTTTGCACAAGAAAGCTTGAGGGCGGTTATCAACAGGTATTTACGGTAGACCCTTCAAGCGGGTTCTCGGCTCGCTTCATGGACTTCAACACGACAGGAGAAGATGTCCACATAAGGATTGAGCAGTACCCGAAGGGGTGGGACACCAATCCGTTCAAGCATACGCTAGATCCTAAGTTGTTTGAGGGTTATTGTTCAGACTATGTTAACCCTATAACAGTACAGGACTACTCAGGGTATCAAACAACGCAAGGGCATCTGGTTCCATTTGAGCAACTCGAAAACAAGAGGTACGAAACAAGCGGGGGCGACGAGTTTGTTGGGCCGAAAACATACGGGGTCTTGGTGGGTAGTGTTCTGCTTGAGAGGATTGGGGTAGGGGGATCGAAGACTGAAATATTTAGTGAGGACTTTAACAGCGAGGATGTTTGCGCCTGATGCTTTCACTAGAGGAAATAAGAAGTCTTGAGTTAAAGAAAGGCACACCTTCTGGCCCGGACAGTTTTTGTACAATCATCGATGTTAACGGGCTGTGGGAGGGGATGTTCTCCCTGTATTCTATAAGGCTATTTCACGATCAGCCGATCTATGTAATCTGCGATGACGAGACAGAGGCAATGATAACCCGTTTTGGGTTTAAGGATGTTTACTGTAGGTCGAATGTTAACGACGAATCGAATAGAAAAATATCCAAGGGGATGTTTAACGGCGGGGCAGACAGTTACAAAAAGGAGTGGCATTATTTCCACCCTATTGAATTGATGTTCCGAAAACCAGATGCGGTTGATTTTGCGTTATCGGATCACAACAGCACGTTAATGGTTGATGGTGACATTTACTATGTAAGGCCCATAGACGTTAAGATAGATTCCGAAGTGGCCCTGTACCCGCAATGCGCTAACTACTTCCTTAAAACTAATGACGAGTGGAGACAGAAGATGGAAGAGAGGTACGGCGTCTATACTGGCTCAATGGTTTACACTTCTCGTAAAGACTTTTCCGATTGGTGGAGAGAGGAGACAATTAAAAGCAGTGTCTACTACGAACAGGAGTGCTTGTCTCGCGCAAGCGATGCTTACGATGTTAAGCACTTCCCAAGCACGGAACAAATACAGTCTTATCACTTCCAAGGTTACGGCGATATGTCCGGGTTCCTAGATGTTCCCTGTGACAGGGTGCTGGAGCATACAGGTTGGAAGCTGGATAACGGGTTACACACCGATTTCGGTGAGATAACTTCATTCCACTTCCACCTTGATCTTGGCGGGGTTAAAGCAAGGGGGCAGCAAATAGACTACAACGCAAAGATTCTGGGGAGGATATTTCTAACCATGCTCAGCCAGTCCGAGAACGATAAGCACCAAGAGATGATTAGGTTTTACGCAAACAATATAAGGCGATGGATAAAGCCAAACCCTGTAGAAGACGAAAGGATTGCTGCAAATGCCTAACCTAATCAAGCCATCACAGTTAAAGGAAAACATTCCTGAGGAAACAGATACGGTAGCTAAGGCGTTACTGAAGTATCTGAAGTTCACGATCACGTTTTGGCGTTGGTTTAAGGGCGTTGTTAAATCAGATGGTCAGTTAACTGATGATTTCAAGCAGCAGTTGTGCGGCCTTGGGTGCGGAGGAAAACCAGTTGTTCCTGACGAGGATGAAGTTCCCCCGGATGACACCAACCCAGATGACAATGATAAGCCTCCAGTAACCAAGCCGCCTGTGCAGCCGGGAAGTAATTGCTGTAAGGCGGTAATAGGGAAAGGTAATGATTCCTTCACTTGGTGGAACGTCAAAGGAGCTAGGAATGATAAAGCATACATTGACTTAAAGTGCTCCGATGGGATCAGATATGCCGTGGTAAAAAATCATGGGCATGATGTATCTTTTCATTCTAACAAAGAGTTCTCGGAAGTTTTTGACTCAATGCCGGGCATCAAGAACGGTGGGTATATTGACGCTGGCGACACTATGATAGGTCTTCCCGGCGGTTCAACAAGGCCCATAGACCTCCCGCCAGTTGGTACGCATGAGGGAGATACGACATTGTGGAACACATGGCCTCATCTTGAGATATTGATATGGGGAAACACCCCTAAACTTATTGATAACAAAGGTTATTCCAACCACCACCTAGTTGGGAATATTGTATTAAACGACAAAAGAGAGGAGCCGTTTCTTATGAAGAACAATGGTTACTGGATGTCCAGAATTGTGCTTGTAGACCTAAGGAATGTTTTCTCAAGGGAGGGGGGTAGTTTTGACGCTGACTACTTCACATCAAACATAAGCCTTAAAGTTGACATAACCAACAAGGGAGGTGAGAGGGTTTTAGATGACGAGGAGAACATGTCGATTAACATAGAACATGATAGGTCTTTTCCAGACCGGGCCAAGGTGGGGGAAAGATTGGTCAACCAAAGCATCCTTACTAAGATAGCTGGAATAAGAATGACCATTTTTAACGCATCCAGAGCAGCGCATCTTTTGCATGCCCCTTGGGGTGAGGGTAATTCGACGCCCTTGCCCTATGAAACATCCATGTACCGGGACTACGGTTGGGTTAATGCTCTTACGGTTTTTGAAGAACGGTGGCTGGATGAACAAGAAAGGTGCATGTGGTATAATAAGGCTGCTACTAAGTGGAGTCCTGAAAGGCATTTGCACTTTTTATGGAGAGACCACAGCAGTCCACCAACGATGCCGTTTTTAAATCCATCAGCCATACAGACATGGTACGAAACCACGGGTAGTTTATTTTATGACAACTACACAATTAAGTAGAAACAAGGAAAAGAAATGCCAAGCCCAATAACTCCGAATAATTTAAAGGACAAGCTACCGAGCATGGATGCCCCATCCGTGTGCGACAGGCTGAAGAAAGTGTTAGTTGATTTCCCGAAGTATGTTTATGAATTTGTAGCGTACATCTGGGACGAGGACGGAAACCTGACTGAGAGTTTCAAGAGTGATGTCTGTGCTATTGACTGTGAATCAATAACCGTAGAGGTAGACCCGCCGCCAATTAGTGGCCCCGGTGGGAACTTAAAGAGGCCCATATTGAAAACTATTGCCGGGCTAAGGCATGATGGCGGTATCCCTCTTGTATGGAACAGTGTGGCTGGGGCTACGCATTATGACATTTATAAATATAAGCCCACGAACAGTAAGCCTACCCTAACCGATGCGGAGGTTAAGACTTTAGCGACTAGGTTAAGGAGGGACATAGAGCCGTCATCTGGTGGAATACATAGGGGTAAAGACCAAGAGGCGACAACCAGTGACGGCTATCTGTATTACAGGAAAGCTGACAACACTTGCTTATATGTTGATATTGATGGTGGCCCATCATATGACGGCAAGGGGGGTGTCAACTGGAGCGGCAGTGAGGTGGACGGCCAAACCCTCTACCACTATTGGGTAGTGCCAAGGAATCTAGATAACAGTTTAACTGTGACCGGGCCTTTAAGTAATTACGTTAAAGCTTTTTCAAAATATGTTACTGACTTTACCGCTTCTGGAGGCGATGCCAAATTGTTATGGTCAGGGAATGAGGAGACTGTTCCGACAGGGAAGACCCAGATGCGGGTTGTTCTCCGGGGTGGCGGTGGCGCTGGCGCTGCTGGGGGCGACTGGCTAACTCAAGCGTACAACGCTCCTTACATAAAAAATATAACTGACAATGGAACTAAGATAGTTTTTGAAACCTATACTGATCACGGGTTCAAGAGGGGGGATGTGATTAAGCTTACTGAATCAGATTCTGGCGCTGGGTGGGATGGCAGTTATACGGTCAGCTACTTTGAAAACAGTAGGTCGTTTTGGGTTCAAGGGGACGATTACGTTTCTCACTCTAGCTCTCCTGTCAGAAGTTCTTTTACGCCGACAGGTGAATCTCTTGCTGCGTTTGGCAAAATGCACAAAGAGTCAGATGAGGTTGCCTTAAATATTCCCGGCGGGGCTGGTGGCGGCGGGGCGCTTTTAGTTGCTTCGTTTGATGTATTGAACGCCAGCACCGATTCAACCAACGGCATATCCAAGGTCAGGTGTAGAACTATTGACAACTCCAATGCTGTGGTTGACTACTCGGCTCGCGGCCAGACTACGAACAGTATGCTTGCATATCACGAAGACCCAGTAGTGCCTTGGAACATTGGGGGCAGCGGTCGTTCCACATCTTCTATTGGCCCAAAATGCGGTGAGCCTCATGCGTCAGATTCCAACGCAACAAACAACGGTTCTGGAAATGGGTACTTCACTGTGCTAGAGGTTTACAATGCAGACAACAGCGGTCAGTGGCTTGAGGTTGCCAGAGTTGCTAACGGTAAGGGCGGCGGTTACTCCGATGTAACAGGGGAGTTTACTGGTCGGGGCGGTGACGGTGGCGGGAAGCTTGGGGCGGCATCTACCACAGATAGATCGAATGGGGGGACTGGTATTTGCACTTTAAATTTAAATGCAAAGCTGGGTACTGGCGCTGGCATAGGAAGGCTTGAGTACGCTGGAACGGCTGGTGGAGACAGTGAAGCTGGAATCAAGGGTTCTCTCAAGAGCGGAAGCCCAGCTTCTGGTGGCTATGTTTGGGATTCAGCTAAGCCGTCATTTAATAGCGTTTCCTCATCTGATAGCAACAAGTTCACCAGACCCTCTAATGGGTTTGATCTGGGCGCACCGGGAAGCGGAGGCTCCGGGTCTCTTGGGGCCACAGACAAAAGCAGTGCGCCCTTTGCGATTGGTGGACACGCCTTTGCTGGTTGCGCTTGGGTTACATACTCGGCTACCACCCACAATGACTACTGATAACTGGCCCAGATATTATGCACGTTTCACCAAGAGCAAAACTTTACGAAGTAAGACCGCTGACTGGGCCGTTAGACC